AAGTGATCTTAATCTTTTTATGACATCTTTCTCTGTATGCCCATCGAATGGATATTTGGCTTTTAAAACTATTGGAATTTTAAATAAGTCCCAATCCTCCAGCTTATAATGGTTAGAAATTTGCCCATCTGGTAAGATTGCTACTACAATAAACCAACCTCCACCAAAACAGTATTCTCCGTCATTATGTCTTATCGACTTATGCACATCATAAAGTTTCATCTTCGCCCACTCATTAAAAAGAGCGGCATTATACAATTTTCTAAATTCATAGAGATCATCAAATGTGTGCCATCCGTCCGATATTTGATTTTCTTCAAATGACTTTTTGTGAGTTTTACCCCATTTGATTAGTTTATTTATAATGTCTATATATTTCATTTCTCTTTATTTAAAATTCTTATTACTTTTTTAAAAGCCTTTATCCGGTCGGTGTAATAATTAATTACTCTTTCAGCGGCTTTGTTTTTTTCATTATCAACAATTATGATATCTTTATACATCTTTCTGCGAGACTTATTATGATTGACTTCCTTTTTGAGTATAATGATAACTTCTTTAATTTCTTCTGCTGTCATATTATTTTGATTTAATCAATTACTTATCATTCTTTGGATAATTAACTTTGTTTGACATGACTTACTCCGTTTTTAATGGTTACTTCAAATGTACGATCTGCATAACTTGCCAATACTTCATTGTGTGTAATAATGATAAATTGGATACCTAACTTTTCAGATACTTCTTTAATCATGGCTGAAGCCTTTTCTTGGTACTTAGCACTTACGAAACGTAAAGGTTCATCCAATATCATTACATTTCTTGTTCTAGGTTTAGCCATACTCCAAGAAGCAATTCTTAAAGCAAATGCAGCGACGTCAACCGTACCCCCGCCAGAAGCGAGTAATGGATTTACCCTTTCACCATCTCTCTCAAAGAATAAATCACATTCAGTTTTTCCCCGCCGCTGCACAAACTCTACAACCAAGGTATATGGGTTGTCAAATATAGAATCAAGAGCAAGAGAAGTAATATCTGAGATATGATATTGCAATTGTTGCTGTGTTTTCAAACCAACTTCCTTTACAATCTCAAGTGCCTTTTGGTGTCTTAATTCATCGGCTTTCAATTGCTCAATATCTGCTCTAATGAGTACCAACTCTTCAAGGATTTGTTGTCTTCTCCCTTTCTGTTGCTCTAATTTATGTCTTAGGTTTTGTACTGTCATGCTGTTTCAATTGCTACTGCACCTATTATTTCAAATTCAGAAGAATATTCTCCTTGTTCAAATACATTGAAAGAAAGATGTAATGATGATATATACATTTGACCATTCAATGTAAGTTCGTTATATTTTATTAAAAAGTCAAGTGTTTGTTGTGAAGCAAATAAATCCTCAGGATTGACAATCCAATGAATACGGTTGGCAGAAAGTGTGTATTTTGGAGGAATAAGTGGTTGAGTATACCATTCAAGATCATCAACATAAATACGGTAGTACATGGTGTCCATCTTTGAGGATAAATCAAATTGGGCACTATATCCTATCAACTTTTCCTTATCATATATGAATAAAATTCTTTCACTTATGTTAGGAATAATAGGTTTCTCTGTAACCTTATCAAGAAATATAGGTTCTTTCTCTTCCACAGGAGCTGGTAGTGATTCTATTTGATTTACTACTACCTTTGGCATTGCAGCAACTACTGCAGCACCAAATACTCTTTTCAAAAATCCTTTACGATCCATACTTCTCCTCCAATTCTTTTGTTCCTTTTTCAATCTTGTTTTGAATGATAAGGATTTTCTTTAGCATTGTTTTCAACTTCTTTTCAGCTTCCTCAATAGTATCACAACCATAAGTCTCCTTCAGTTGTTTCATTAACATCTGTTGCTGACCTTTTAATTCTGATACTTTTGTTTCTACCGTTTTAATCTCTTCTTTGAGATCTAATAAGTCTTTTTCAGTCATTTTATTCAAGTTTATAATTCCAACCACCTTCTATTTTAATAGGGATTACATCACTACCAGCAATTTTAAATGATTTAATTTGAGATAAATCATAACCTTTATTTTCTGCTTCTTCAAGCCATCTTGATATAAAGCTATGTTGTAATTCTGGTATTTGATTTCCATTTTGATCACGACAAGAAATCATGCCATTATCAAAAATATAAACATTTGTAGGTATTTCTTTTTTATTAGTCATTTCCGTATGTTTCTTTCTAATGATTCATAAATGATTTGCATAACATCCTCTTCTACATCATTGGCTTGTTGAAATCTTTCTAGATTCTTTTCAAAGGATAGTTCAACGTCCCAATCTTCACTTAATTGAGTTATGAATGCGTGTATTCTTTTATCTCTTTCTTCCACTTTGGTTATATGATCTCTGGATATTACTCCCTTTTGCATAGGTAAAGGTACCCATTCAATTACATTGTCCTCAGCGTACCATAAAGCCACTCGTGGTTTATAATCAATCTGATCAGCGGCTTGACGAGTTAGGTTTCCAGGATTTACAAGTCTACGTCCTTTATATGCTACGGTAAATGAAGTATGGTTATCTCCAGTAACTATTAAATCATATTTAGGATATTTTCTCAATATGCCCTCTGCCATACCACCTGATACTCCTGGAAAAGGTTTGTCAATATAAGTTAGATGATGCCAAACACAAATCATTCTACCATATGCTCCCAACATACCTGTACCGTCAGGAGTTTGTCCATAATGCCACCCGTCCAGTACAGTTAATCTTCCTGCCGCTTCCAAAGTGTGCAATCCACTCTTCTCTCTTAGCTTCCAATTGTGTTGAGGTAAATCATGTTGCCCATAAATGGTATAGAATTGTTCAGGTAAGAAATAAAGTGCTTGGGAAAGTAATCTTGGAGAAGGTTTCCAATGATGAAATAAATCTCCGGCATGAATAACAGGACAATTATACATTGCTTGTAGATTACGTATCACTTTTACTGCTTTCCATTGTTCTTGATGCCAATCACCTGTAAAGCAAGTAGGTGTATCTTCCCGTAGATGCCAATCACTTGTGAGTATCAATGAAGGAAGTGAAGGTTTTCTTATGCTTTTCTTTCTTTCCATTCCTCTGTTTTTAATTCATCATTTTCTTCATACCAAATAGAACCTGTGGCATGCAATCTTCTGTTATGTAATCTTATTCTATTTTCCCTGCGTCTGCTATCCATTTTAAAACATTCCACTTTCCTAATCCTATCAGAACGTATAGGATATGCAATTCCGTACTTTTCTCTTATTCGTAATGCTTCCTTTTCAGATTTAGCCCTTATGATATGAGAAGTATTACCTTGATACTTTTTTGTAATATCTTTATTATCATACCATATAGTGATAACCCAATATCTGTCTTTTGAGCTTTTCATTCCATATACCCTTTTTCATGTAGGTTTATCCAAGCTTCACATTCAGGTAAGGTTCCTTGAAAAACAACCTCCCAATATGCCCTGAGGTAGGAAGGAGAATCTGTTGTAATTATATCTTTTGGGAATTTTATTTTCCATATTTGGTATGTACTACCTTCAAGATGTTCGACTTTGTATTTCATAATCTTAGTTTATTTCCAAAATTGCCACCACTTCTTTGAAGACAACGCCTTTAATTGCGAAGTCCTTTCTGACAAAGCCTTTTCAAGATGTCTTACCTTCTTGACTTCGTCCATATATTCTCCACTTAAGGTTTGAAATTTCTTTTGCAATAGAAGGAACTTTTGGTTTTCCTTTCTTATTACTTCCTGTGCCTTTGACAGGGCTTCCTTATATTGTGTTTTGCTTGACATTATTCAATCCTCCAACATCTTACAACAGATTCTTCCTTTATGTGTCTGCAAGTAAATTTCGTATCTGGATGGGTTTTACGAAACTTAGATACAGCACTGTCAACTCTGCTATATATCTGTTTTGATGTCCAACCAGGCACGATAGGTAAGGCTATTGAATCCCCTACTTCTAACCTATGCAATTGATACACGTCAAAAGGTTGTGCTCTGGCTGGTATAGGAATTCCATGCTCAACAGGATAGGGAGTTTGAGGAACAGGTGCAACAGATCTCTTAAGTGCAATAAGGGCTTTATCAGGTTCCATTACTGGAGTATCAGGAACCATGATAGAAGTCACATCCTTCCTTTGCTCCTTCCATTCTAATAAGAATTCCCAAGTACTCTTAGGTACCATCTTCCAATAGAGTGGATTCTTTATTTGAGATACCTGAGTTGGTGTACAATGTAATATGTCAGAGACATCTTGGTTTGACATATTTAACAATTTCTGTGCATCTTTTAAGAAGACAGATAAGTCAGTTTTCTTGGTGTCGTCGATCATGGTTTATATTTTTATTTGGTTTGCATTTACCTTAGATCCGCATAAAGGACAAACGTTTGGGAATACCTTACGATATTTCTCGAGCAACGCCGTGTGCTTCGCCTTTTCTACCCCTAACAGGTGTACTGTATTGTTTAGGCTATTAATTGCCTGAGATAACCTGTTTCGTTCTAATTTAGCATTTTCTAATTCCTTGTACCATTGTAGTAAATTTTCAACAGGTTCTTTTATCTTTAAAACTTTTGAAGTATCTTTAATATCAGTATTTACGAGTTCGATGTCAAATATTAATGATTGCAATTGCGTATTAGATTTAACTAAATTGTTTCGTTGCACTTCCAATTGTTCCAATACCTCAACTTCAACTTCAAACTTATCTAAGTGATTAAACTTTGTCAATTGGGATTTTAATCTTTTCCTTTCTTCTCTTTTGAATTTGAGATTTCTTTCTATTGCTAATAACCAACTCTTAATTTGTTTTAGGCTTATCCCTATTTGATTTAATCCAGCTATTTTGTTGAAGTGTTGAGCCACCTCACCTGGGGTTTTACTTAATAAGAATGGAGAATCTAATTGATTTTGGAAGTTAATGTCTCCGATATTAAAAGCCCTTTCAACCTCTTCTGGTATTGTAGAACCAAAAGCCTTAAAGGTATTGACTCTTCGTTGTTGAGACTTATCAAGACCCCTTTCGTATATTGTATATGAATCAGATGTGCTTTTACTCCTAGAAACTTTCTTGTCTTCCAATTCCACACACACCCTCGACTCACCACCCCATGTCGATTGTATTGTATTTCCTCTAACAGGCTTTCCCCGAACGGCCCATTGCAAAGCTCTAATAATTGCCGTTTTTCCTCCATCCGTTTCTCCAAGTATAATATTAACTCCGGGGTGGAAGGATAGTTCTGTCCCCTCATGTGATTGAATATTTTGTATTTTAACTGACTTAATCATTCTTCTTCTTTAATACATTATGATCTGTCTTCGGGAATAATAGGACAATCTTTGGTTCGAACATCTATTAAGTCCCCATTTGAATCTTGTATATATTTTGTCCATACTGGATAAGATTCTTCCTTTATGGTACTTTGATCCATGTAGAATCCGTCCTTCTTGAGGGAATTCATTTCTTCCTCCTTTGAAGGTTTTGTAAAATCAATAACCTTACTCTTAAATAGATTCTTAAGCCATTTCATTTTCTTAATATCCAAGCCAATCCAGTTAAACCCAAAACAAAACGCATAAACCAACCCCAACTTCCTAACTCTGACGCTATAATATCAAATAGTTTTGTTGACCCAATATAGAAAGGATCTAATCCAGCAGATAAATTAAATATGATATCAAAGATGGCAATACGTAAAAGTAGATATCCTATAATATATTGCCAAAATGGAGGGAATGCTCTTTCATCCATATCATATAATGTTTTGTATCCTCTGTAATATTGCCATTTACTTAATGGGTATGACTTAGTAAAATATGCAAACACCGTTAGAGTTACTCCAGCAAGGTAAACAAATTCAATTATCCCTGCTATCATTTTGTGACCTCCCAAAGCAAGTCCTTCCGGGACTGCTTCAAATACAATGAGGAATAATGCAATTCCTAAATACAATAATCTTTTCATATTAAATTAATTTAGTTGACTATATCGTTTCTCTGCAAATTTCTTTCCTTCTCTGAATCCATCTTCAAACCCTTCTATCTTTCCACGCATATGAATATCTTCGACAAAGGTATTAAGTTTTTGAACAAAAACCAAACTCCACACTGCTTCATTATCCCTTGGAATACCTTCGATCTCTTTAAAGAACTTGGCTATCAATTCTTGTTTTGCTACCTCTTCCATTTGGACATCATTTTAAGAGTAGGAGATTGACTGTATGCTACACAGTAGATAGCCAATGCATCTGCTACCGCTTCTTTGATGTATTTAGGTTTATCTTTTGGTAAGTTAAATCTAGAATACATTGCATCAACCATTTGTGTTTTGGTGGCTGCTTTCTTTCCTAATACAAATGATTTACTGTCTTGTTCACTGTACCACTCAACAGGTATGTCTAACACCTCAACCATTGTTTGGACGATGCCTGTAACTACTCCGATCATAACTGCTGCCTGTGCATTTTGACTTCCATGAGGAAGTTCAGACAAAACGAAGTTGACATTATATTGTTTTATCAAACCAAATAAAATCTCAACGATTATGCTTATTCTTCGAACGGTATCATCACCTTTACGTATTCTACGTTTCTTTTGTTCAGGTTGTGTTTTGATACATCCTGTTCCTATGACAATACTATCTTGAACAATGGCCCATCCCCAAGCAGTGAGAGAAGGATCATTCGTTAATACGGTAAGTTTATTATTGCTCCTTCTCTTTATCATTGTGGTCTTCTTGGTTTACGATTACTGTCAAATTCACGTTCAATTTTATTCCAAAGTATTATGACTTCTTGTCGAAGTCTGTCTTCCATGTTATCATCTTCAACCATACGAATTGACTCATCCATGCTTTTACTTAAGGTATCACTACCTAAGGTGTAAACATTCTTCTTTGAATAGTTTTTCACGAATTGTAAATTCTGTCGAATGTCATCAATACCGTAGTCAAAGATAATAGTTACTGGAGCACTTCGATATGGTTTCCATACGGTGTTCTTATATACTTCAACCTCAGACTCAACTCCTATAATTCGATTGACAGTTTTACCATGGAATGTTTTCTCTACCTTTATCTTTTTTACGACTTGAACCTTGAGACGTAGGCTGGGATAATGTTCCATTGCTTTTCCCCCTGGAACAGTGTATCTTTGTCCGTAAGGTCCAGCGTCCATATTTTCTCGTATTTGGTTTGAAGCCACCATTAAATAATTTTTCTCTGCAAGTATTCGACAGGTTCTACGAAGTTCCTCACTGAATTCCTTTGCTCTCCTTCCACCCATCTTATCCCCTTCTTCCTTTTCCATTTCCATATTAGTGGATAAAGCAGCCAAGCTGTCAGCCATAATGCCGTTGACTACATTAGGATCCTCAGGTTCCCACTTTCTAACTGCTCTGAATACCTCAGGCACTATATTTGGACGTTTGTAATTCTCTTCAGTTATGTTTAATCCGAACATCTTAGCAAAGGTAGGATTCAATCTTGCTTCCGGATCATGGAACATCACGCTCCCACCTTTACGTTGTATTGCCCCTGCTATTTCACACAGGAGTACGGTTTTCCCACTTCCAGCAGGGCCAAATATCTCAACAAAGATTCCACTTGGCAAACCACCTCCCCAGACTCTTCCTCCCGATATACAGAGATCAAGCAAGGTAGACCCAGTACTGATGTTTCCCGACTTGAAAGAACCTTCCTTCTCTTCTTTTTCGAAGACGTTTTTTGAATTTGAAATCCTCTTTTGAACTTGTTTGCTAAGTGCCTCATTTTTCTTTCTTTCCATTTATCCTTCAATTTGTGATATAATTGCATATGTTTGTTCTTCCGATAATCCTTTCCAAATCAGTTCGTTTACAAGTAAGGATTTGAATTCGACAAATGAAGCTCTAGGGTGCCTTTTCTTTCTTATCCCCCATTCTTTATTTACTTTCTTTATAATGGTTTGAATTAAAACATTCTCCGCCCTATCAGTTTCAGCGTACCATTCCTCAATCAGTGTTTTGATTAATTGAGCTTTTGACATACCGTTGGCCAAACAATGGAGAGTAAGATAGTTATGAGTCTGTAGGGGAATTTGAACCCCTACAAACTTCATATCTTTTCTTTTTGATCCAATGATTGCCATTTCAACCTTCCTTTTCTTCTAAGCAGTCATCCCAAACTTCACAATCTCCGCACTCATCAAATTCATCATGGTCTTCACCAAAGGTGTGCCCATACGAACATTTTGACTTTTTCTTTGTATCTTTTCCTTGTACTTTTTTCTTCGGAGAGGCATCATCTTCTTCCTCTTCTTCTTCTTCATCATCATCCTCCTTTGAGGGGTGTTTTCTGGTTAGAGGTTTTGATTTCTTTTTTGGTTTTTTATCTTCTTCCTCTTCCTCTTCCTCTTCCTCTTCCTCTTCCTCTTCCACAACTTTCTTCCCCTTACGACGTGATGGAGTTTCTTCCTCTTCTTCTTCATCATCAATATCTTTCAACTCCCCGTCATCCTCAAGTCCTTCCAAATCCATTTCAAACAGTTTTGCTTGAAGTTGTTTGTACGTTTCAATCTGTAAAACTTCATCAAGATTAACCACCTTATCCAAAATGGAAGGATTGTATGCCTTTTCTCTGTCAAGAAAATCAATACGACTTGCCTGTGGGAAAGGCTTTCCGTCTGCTATAGTTTTGGAAGCGAATCGAGTCTTAAGTGTTAAGCCTTCTTCCAAATCAGGGAAGACACTATAATCATCATTTTCTCTCAGTTCATCGTCCAACAGATTTTGGAAGTTAAAATAACTGATGTCAAAGATGTGCAATTTCTTTTCGAACTTGTCATGTCCAATAGGAATGACATTGTAGAGGACTCTTTTTGAAGGTTTCAAAACGTCCGTTTCTTCTTTCACTGCACCTTGCTTAATCCTCTTGGCCCTGTACTCACAGATGGGGCATTTCTTTCTTACCGAGGAAAGACATACGGCAGATTCATTACCATTGGCTCCCAATCCTGCATGCCTCCAATACACAAGCCTGTACCAAGGATCACCTTTAAGAGCCACACCGTCCCGTTCACTTTTGTCCGGATGGTTGTCAGTCGAAACAATGTACGGTATGATATCAAGCTTTACACTTGAACCAGGTTCAGGACTGAATACACTGACATTCTTGGGCAAGGATAAGTATCCATATGAGGCACCTTCCTTCTTATCACGTACAGCCCTGGCAGATGTCTTGCCTTTGAAACTGAAACTACTTTTTCTTTTTTGTACCATTTTCTTTCTTTTTAATGTTATCTACGTTTTAAATTGGATGATATTTTTGAACTAATTCTTTTGTCAAATTCAACTCTTTTGTCAGATAAATCTCTTGCTACCTTTGGACCTGCAAAGTACTGTTGTCCGTGTAACCTTGATAAGGTCTCCAACATATTCTTTCTTTGCTCAAATGCTTTCACAGCCCCCTTTGCTACATTGTTTTCATACTTGGCATCAATATAACGTTGATTTGCTGTTTTGTATCTTTTATTAGATAGGATTACACTTTTGATGGCTCCTTCAGTAACTTTCTCGATTTCATAGACCTCTGGGTTCAATCGTATATTTTTGTCCAGGTCAGCCTTTACAAGCTCTAAGGTTTCTTTTGCAAGATCTTCCTCTTTTTCAAGTTTAGCTTGTAACCTTGAGTACTTCATCATTAGACTGGCTTGATTTAAGCATTCCATGTCTAAGGAAGACTCATCAATTCTTATGTCATCTTCGTAGTTCATGCGTAATGATCCCTTTCTTTAGGTCGTTTCAATTCTGTTATTTCATCATCCATTTCGATGATTAATTTTAATAGCCAGTTGACGTATTCACGTTCGTTAGGTCTCAATCCAAGTGGGAAAGGTACATATTTACCTGTCTCTCTTTGGTACTTTCTTTCGATGTCCTTTTCTGTCATTTGTCTTTAGTTATAGAGTAACACGCAAAAACCAATTGTGGAAATCCACTATCGTAAAATGGATTAATAAACTCTTCCATTATTCTACCTGCCAATATGACATCCCCTTTCAATAGTACGGCTTGGCAATAGCCAAGTACAACTCTTCTTATCCCTTCAGCTTCCTGATCTTTTAAACCATTCAGTATTGTACCAATCTCTTTCCAAGAAGCTCTTTTCATTAATGCTCTACAAAGATCAATAGACTGAGACTGTTCAAATGCAGCCTGTTTGGCTATCTCTTCCCTCTTCTCAGGATTGGCTTTCAATACTTGTTCCAATGCCTGTATGGTTGTTCTAGGAAGTCCTTGTCCTGTACGAATTAGAATATCATATACTTCATCAGAAATCTCTTGCCTTTCCTTTCTTACAATTCTCTGAAGTAAAGACCTCATATCTTCATCGGATAGAGGTTTAACTTGGAACATACTACATCTACTCCTTATGGTGGGTAACAACTTTTGTGGATCAGTTGTGCACAATACAAAGTAGACGTGGTTTGGAGTATCCTCAAGTATTTTGAGTAAACCATTCTGGGCGTCGTTAGTCATCTTATGACACTCGTCAATAATCCATACACGACGTTCCCCTTCAATGGCTTTATATTGACTGTGACTTCTAATGTCTCTGGCAGTATCAATACCTCTAAATTGAGCTGAGTCAATTTCTTTTAAGTCAGAACCTTTACAACCTAATCTATCAGCAATAATTCTTGCCAATGTAGTTTTACCACAACCAGTAGGTCCATGTAAAAGGAAGGCATGAGGACAGTTTTCAATGTCACTTAGCATGCCTTCCAAGGTAGACAGGACATCTGCATTGCCTTTCACTCTGTATAGAGTCGGTGGACGATATTTTTGATATAAACTCATTTGCTACTTAATATTATACAAATTTTTATTTGAACTTATATTTCTCCTTTTCAGCCCAGCTGGCATCTATTGGAGCCAACTCAGCATCAACATCTAAAGGAACAATAATCCACTTCCATACTTCTGGAAGCTCAAAACAAGTTATCTTATGTGCCATTTCTGTTACATAATCTAACTCCTTTGGATGAACGTCAAGTAAAATGGAGTCATGAATTTGTCCGATAAGTCTGGTGTCCAAACGTTCCCCGGTCAGATACTTATCAAGCTGGATAAATGACCATAACAAACAATGGAAAGCGGCTCCCTGAACTGGGTAATTAATACAGTCATTCTTCCTCATGACTCCACTACATATGAAACCTGTATGTAATTCAATATATCCTTTCTCTTTGTAATTAGCCCACCACTCCTCTTTCCACTTAGCATACTTTGGAAACCTACGACCCCAGAAATCCTTTTCAATCCTCTTGACGTGTTCCTCAAAAGAATTAAGTGATTTAATTCCCTTATGAATAAGTAGATTAGAAAGACTGGTATTCCCTATTTGAATTCCCTCACCTTTATTCCAAGCACCTCTTGATAACCTGCCCCAATTACAAGCCATGTTTATTGCACAGTTCTTGTAATAATCTCCATAGAACTCTGGAAAGACAAATCCGTTCTTTGCTGCCTGTCTCAACACACCATGGGTTTCCTTATTGAAATCATTGAGTAGGAATATTTGCTTAGCCATGTCACCATGCATATCACTCTTAGGATTCCTTATATACTCTAACATTGTAGGGTCTTTGTGATAACAGGCAGCAATACGGACTTCCAAACCGGAATAGTCTATTTCTAACAACTGATGCCCAGGGCGGGGGTATAATGCACGTCGACACAATTGCATAGACTCTTCATCTCGTTTTGGAATATTTTGAAAGTTAGGGTGGTCAGAAGAGCTCCTGTAAGTCGTTACCAAATGTAAATTAAAGAAAGGATGAATATAACCATTTACTTGTTCTCTTTCAAAAGCCAATAAATATGTATCCCGTACTCGCTTCAATTTACGTACCTTTAGTATCAATTCGAGTTCTGGGATGTCATAATTTGTAGCCAACTGTCGTAGAGTTTCATCGTCAGTAGACCCTAGACCGGAAGTGGTTTCTTTTTCAACTTTTAATTTTCGAACCTTATACAGGAATGTAGCCAATTGGGTATTGGAGTGCATATTGATTGTACCCTTCATTGAATGTTTCCAATGCTTGTAGAAATTTGTTCTAATTATGGATTCCTCAAGTTGAGTTATTTCAATATTAAGATACCCCATCTGCTCTTCAATGTAATCTAAGTCTACACGAATACCAGCCCTCTCGGCTTTTGCCAAAGCCAATATACCTTCATGTAATAAATGATAGGCTTCCTCAAATCTTGGATTGTATTCCATAATCAAAAAGGTAAGATATCTGAATTTTGTAAATTGGCTAATCTTAATTCATATATACTATCAAGTCCACAGTACTTCAACAAGTAATAGGCTCCTTTAGGTTTTGTAAGAAGATTGAAAATATTATTAAGTGAATTTCCATCCTTATTATCCCCTGCACTTAGATAAGGAGCAACTTCACTTTCATAGTCTGATATACCAAACTGTACGAATACTTGAAACTTTAAACTTGTAATCCCAGGTCGGTTGTCCATTATGTGAGTGGCTAACATTGTATCCCAACCCCAATTCACTACCTCGGTACCTAATCGAACGTTTGTCCAGGTATCCTCATATTTCATATTCTGAGCAATCTTTCGTATATTAGGGTTTCGTAATAAATCAATAAAAGGTTGTTTCTCTTTTTTAGATTTAGGCATCATAAATGAATAGGCATGATTCTCACTATCCGCAACGGATGCACAAACTATTCTATGCCCTTTCATATGAGGCTTTAATCCTGTCGTTTCATAGTCAAACGCAACTTGGTGTGCTGTTATTCTTCCAAGTATAGACAAATCCTCAATGATTTCTACCTCAGGTTCAACGTATTTACGAATTGAAACATTTGCTCGTTCAAAGGCTGTCTTTAGATCCCTCTTCCATATAATGTACTCCACAGACTCATCATCAATTTCTAATACTCGTTCTACATAACTTGGATGAAACGTTGGACAGACCCAAGACATAAAATCTTGATCAGGAATAGTCCAACCCCTCCATTTAGAAATACCTCCGAGGTCCCTTTTCCACCGATGCCCTATAAGGCTGAATAAGGCTGGATTTCCGAGGAGTATTATTACCCTGGGCTTATACTCCTCTATTGTACGAAGTACTCGCTTTCGACAATTTTCCACCTCTAAATTAGAAGGAGTCCTGTTCCTTCCTTCCTTATCGGTAGGCCTACATGAAACGGTATTAATGTTCACACAGTCTTCAAACAAATCAATACCTAACTCTTTGTATGTACGTTGAAGTAATCTACCAGCTTTCCCCTGCCAAGGCTTCCCTGTATTGTCTTCAATCTCCCCAGGAGCCTCTCCAAGATTCAATATTTTTTTCTTGAAGTTCCCATAAGGTTTCATAAATGGAGATTTACAGGTTTTATAAAGACCACAACCATGACAAGAGTACATCCTCCCACCGGGACGTGTCTTAGATGATGTTTCTTGCTTTGAAAAGAACCCTTCCATTACTTCTTTGAATTTGTTTTCAATAGGCTTACATAAATCCAATGCTCACCTTGAAACTTAATCTTGTTCCCTGAGATTTCACATGCTGAAGTTTCCTTTAATATTTCCTTGAGTAGGTATGGGGGAATAACAATATTCTTTTCACCACCTATGTTATTCTTCATGTCTACCTTTTCCTCAAACCAACCCGATTCGGAAGAGGCTTTCATTGTAAGTACTTTACCCACAATTTTGATATGTACTTCTTCTTCAAGTAGGCTTTCTCTCTTTGCAAATACTTGAGCTCTTGCCAGTACTTCATCCAACTTCTCAGGCAGTATGATTTTGTTTCCTTTCATGTTTACATAGGGGGCTGTGTTCATATACTTGTCTTCATTGAGAATACGACAAGATATTTCAACTCCTTCCCTGTTACGGAAGTGTAACCAACCATTACCTTCGGACATACGAGTTGGATTCAATTTCACAACTTCAGCAATAGAACGAGCTGGAATTATTATATCCTTGATAGGAGTTTCATCAAGTATAGCATGCCAGGCAAGTCTTAATCCATCCGAGGCTTCTGCATACCCACTGCTACTGACATGAACACAAGTAAGTAAAGGTTCATTAAGATTGGATCCACTGGCGGTCATAACAAATGAAACAGCCTCACAGAAGTCGCTTGGGAGTTTCATCCATTTACTTCCTAATCTTGATTCTTCGTCAAGAGGAAGTGTAATCTGCTCCATGAATGTAAGTCCAGCTCTTGCTGTACCAATGGTCATAACGATTTCCCCTTCTTTGACTTCTAGGTCCATTTCGTTGATTGATACCTTAGCCAAAAACTTATATAAGTTCTCAGCCAATACGGCTCCTTCTATCTCACCAAGACCTTTGACAGGACAAGATATACTTATCTCATCATTGTAAGTAATCACTCTGCCTCTTTGAAAAGCAAAGGAGGTTGTTTGTGCAAGTAATTCTCTGGACGCCAAACCAGGCTTAACAATATCAAGAGCCTTTTGCAGTTCTTCTTTGTTTATTTTCATAGCTTATTTTTTATGTCACGTTCAAATTTTGAATAATGAGTATAATATCCTTCAAGATAACTTGATTTTACATACATTCTGTTTAACCTGGTAGGATCCTTACGGTACGTCAAATCCCAACCTTCAAGTGGGATATCTGAGTACCTTATGAGTACATAAAGTGAAGGCTTTATATGTAGGTACAGATATAGATTAAGTGCTTCCAACAAATCTAACATCTTTCCCACTCTATTTTCATTCGTAGTGATCTCCATAATGTTGTGGGGAATATTAAAGTTGGCACGGATCCCTAATGCAGTAGGAGTTGCACTTTGTAAGACAAAGATTTGTGCGGTCAAAGAATGTTTGACATCCTCTATTGAAAATATTCTGTGTATGTTTCCACTGCCTCCTTTTTCAAATCTCATTTGTAGTGTACTCCAAATTTTATATTGGGCAAGAGGCAGGTTTGTTCTAACCTCTTCAACTCCTACGAGAGGAGTAAGATCCAACCCAATCTCATTTAGTTTGGGCTTGACATACTTGTATATGTCATTTAAGTTTTTATTTCTGCCGGAAGGCATACCTTTTTGCACTTTGGTACTTTCCCATAATCTTTCTTCTATCATATTCATCGTACGTATTGTAATAATGGCATAAACATTGGTAATATTCTTTTCTTTGCTTGTTCCACAGTTAAGAACCCTGCCCAATTGACTTCCTCTGGACAGTTTAATTTGACTTTGACATCCCTGGTTAAAAAGACAAGAAAATATAATGTACTTCTTTTCCCATTTGAAGAGAATAATTGTCCACAGCACCCTAAGGTTTCATTCTTTACAATCTTTATTCCTGTCTCCTCTTCACATTCACGTAAGGCTGCATCAAACGGTGATTCCCCTTTCTCAACTCTACCTTTAGGTATAGAGTATGTACCCCACCAAGAAGCATTGGTAGGGTGTACGAGTAAAATCCTATGATCTTTTATGACAACCATTCCACCTGACAAGGAATAATTCATGCTATGTACTCCTTTATTGCGTTCCATATACTATCATTCAAATAGGCGTAACTAATTAGAATATCTATTTTAGGTTTAACCAAACCAAATATACCCAAGTGGGTGGTTGTGGAGACTCCCATATAAGTTTTGACTTCCGGGAGTCTCCTTTGCAACCTGGTCCACAAGGTTAGGTTCCATCTCATCCTCTCTTCCCAGTGGTTGGCTAATGTTTTAATGGATGAGTCGGCAGGTTTAGTTAAATCAAACATTTTATCAGGCATCGTTGTATTCTTGTCCTTTCTACCTCTTCTCAGTTTCTTCTCTTGGTATGTTATTTGACCAAGATTAAATCCTAATTTGTCCAAAAGATTAGCATACTTTGTTTGAAGTACTTTTGGCAAGGCTAAGAAGTTTCTTGTCGTTCCTGCCTTTGCGGTTGCCTGATCAGAAATACGATAGATTGCTACATTTCCCCAATCAAATTTACCATCCTCTGTAACTGCAGGTAATAATACACTTCCCCAAACTGCTGATATTACTGGAGTAAATGAGTCAACGGAGTACCAGGGGAACGAAGTCATTATATCTACATTTGTCAATCCCAGCCCATGAGTTTTGATTCTTGGTTTATTTGTTTTGGAATCCAAAATGTAGTTTTTCCATAGATTGTTCAAATGCAATATCCTCAGGTTTGTGTTTAGGTTGGCAATGGCTCCTATGCCTACGTAATCCGTTTCATCCATATACCTCTTTAGATACTTAGGATTGGTATTATTATGAAAGACAGGGATTGTCTGCACACCAAGACTTTTTAACTTCAACCAGTTTTGATAACTGGCCTCCCCATCCCCTATCACATCAAGGTTAAAACAACCATCAAAGTAATCCCCATTCTCTTGTATGAATTGAGCATACTTTTTTATGTCAATCTGTTTGCCTTTCCTAGAAACTGTGTAGGCTCCAGAGTCTAAAAGTACTCTTGGCTTTTTCATGTATCTTGCATTAACAATGTTATTGTACACATAAAAGAATCAGGGATTTGAAGATGTGGAACCCACAATTCATTTCTCAACGCTCTGTCAATTTTATTAATCAACTCCTCTGTATTATTATACAAAAATTCTTTTGATATTAACTCCGGGTAACTGAAGTTATCTGGAGCTATTGGAATACAGTGATTCTTTATTGCGTCTATGACTTGATATCCAAAAGTTTCCTCATTTGAAGTAATCAAAAGAACCTTAGATTTGGCTAAGGCATCATAATACTCATCCCAGGTTTTAGATTGTGGAGTATAAATCTCACAATTAAAGGCCTTACTTACTTTGTCTTCTAGGTGAGCATTCCGCTTCTGCTTGCCCTTTCTTGCTACAGAGGCTATATTATACTCCTTAGGGTAGACCTTGCCTGTAAAGGGTGGAAAAGGCATATACGTCAGTAGTACATTATCCCATCCTTTACTTTCAAGTTTGACTTTGTGGTAATAAGATCCTACAAAAATAGTATCAAACAGTTTGGATTGATACTTCTCGATTGGATATTTAATCTTACGTACCTTGGCAAAGTAATCAAATCTGTTTAGACTTGTTGCATGACATATGGCAAAGCATTTCTTAGGCCTTTTGTGTAAAAGAATATTTGCAAACAATCCTGGGTAACTCAAATCACAAAGTAACAAAGTGTCATTGTCTCGCAAAGATAGTGAAGTGTACTCATAGATCTGCTGTGCTTCCATTTCCATGGCTTCCTTCCAAGGAGAAAACTGTTCTGAGTTACTTTGTATTGAAGGAATAGATCCCCCTAAAACTAAAACTTCATCATAGAAGTTTGAAAACCATTCGGGTAATCTGTCATACCACCACTCTTGATATCTCAATTTGGCAGGGTACTGTGGAACTAAGATAAGTCTTTCCATCCCATTATCCATTTAGTGTATCCTTCGAACAGATAGTACTTATGGTCATATTCCCACAATGATTTTTTATTGGGGTACAGGTAATTCAACGCCGTTAGTTTTGCCACAGGATCTTGTACCACATGAATGTAAGGAGCATTCATATTTGTTGAATAGAAACAAATATTAGAAAGCCCTTCTCGGAGTAAATTTTCACCCATGGCTCCATACTTTCTATGCTCAGGATGCAATTCATATGTATGATCGGGGAACATATAAATGACATCACTTGCAGTGAATTGTAAGTCTGAGTATAATGCTACTTGATGTTCAAAAAGTAATGTGGTTGACAAGGCTTCCTGCCTAATGGCTTCAGTAGGAAATACAACCATTCGAACACGCTTTGCGTGTAACAATTCCCAACAGCCAATAATCTCATCATCAGCATGGGGTGCTATTATTATGAATTCTGGTTTTGCCATAATGGATCCAATTGTAGAAATTCTTCCCCTTCAGGTAAAGGACAATCCTTTATCCATTCAATAAACTTAACATTCCACCCATGTAGGGTTATAGGAGGTAATTTTACATCACAAAATACGTTGAGTCGCATACTACTCGGCTTGTAATGCATCATACAAAGGATGTCATTCAACCTTTTGAAGTCTTTTAACCCATCTTCATCATGCATGGTAAAAGTAATTCCATTCAGTTGGCTAAAAATAGAAACCAAGTAATCATTGTCCAAATGTTTTGGTAACCAACTTGCATATAGAATCAGGGCAGGAAATCCACATCTTTGTTTCTCTTCTCCCTTCGCGGATTGTAAAGTTGTTAGGTACGTCAATAATAGATCAGGAAATAAGAGGGGTTCCCCACCAGTAATCATAATCTGGGTGTATGCACCTTCTTTGATATTTTGTAGCAATTCAAAGATGTTTATAGTTCCAAAAGGTTTGATATCATTATTACAGCATCCAACACAATTCCTTGTGCATATCTTTGTGACAAGTAACCTTAACTTTCTCATACCCCTGTACTCATTCCAAGTAGTCCATAGAATTCAATACGGCACGAAGTGTGATTCATAAAGTCCCCATAGAGAGAACTTATAAAACATTTGTCAACATAAAATACGACAGCCACTCCTTCCGTTCTATCATAGAACTTGTTCAGTTCCTCGGTAAATTTACCTGCAAAATTTCGTAGCAATTGAATGTTATTCTTCCATCCCTCCGTTGCATTTACATTCATAAATTCTACAACGAAATGATCCAAGTCTGTTAGATCATTGTCAGTAATTAAACCAACATAGATTGGAAATCCCCAATGGGTGTATTTCCTAATCACAAGTGGACTGTAATGCTTGTCCACTAACTTCGTAAAAACTCTGTCATTGTTGCTCTCCATAACCACTAAATATTTTAGATTTATCAATGTTGAAATACTCACCTAATTGCCAAAGTGTTTCTTTGGACATTCCCAACAAAGGTGCATAGAGTTTTATTTCCATGCTACCATTTACTTTTAAAAGTTCGTTCATTTTGTAAACCCACTCTTGGTAACAATCAGGGAAGAACTTTTCCCTGTCTTCGTAGTTGGCTCCGAACCAAATGACACTTGTCTTTCTACTTTCAGCAAAGGACGCAGCCAAACCTACAAATATTAAGTTTCTAGCAGGCACATGAAATGGGGAAACATTTTCATAGCTTCCCTGCCCATCTATAAGTACAGATTGAGCAGGTAACTCAATCTTAATAATACGGCAGGGAACAGACATTTCCCTGCACATGATTTTTGCACACTCAATTTCTTTAATGTGCTTTTGACCATAGTCAATTATCAAACAGTAAGGCTTCAGCCCTAACATACGAGCCATCCAAATCAGTATGGCACTGTCAAGTCCACCACTGTACAAAATTACAACTTCTGTAGAATTCATTGTTTATTCAATTATACGTTTAGACCACTTATTTTTATCAATGTGAGTTCCCCCATGCTTTACGAATACGTTTCGTCCCATAGAGGCATCTGTATTATTCCAATAATGAAATTGCATAGGATACAACCAAACACAACCTGGACAATCCTTTGCATCTTTCCTAACGGCTTCTCTCCAATCATCAATATGATGAGGTAAGTCAAAGATTGTAAACTGAGGAGTATGAATTCCCTTTCTGTATCCACAAACTCTTAACCTACCATCTGCATCAATAGTAGGTCCCCCATATGGATTACCTCCACAATGCCATCGCATTTGAAGTAGTTCAGGATCTTTGGCTACCATTTCTACAACCTCTGGGCTTTGAAGTATTGATCCGGAGAATGATATTACCTCATTCAATGTAGATTGAATCAAAGGATAATCGGAAGGTTGAAAAAGTAAATCACTAATTACATTATCTTTGGGAAAGAAATCAAACTTCCCATCTTTATTCCAATGAATAAAGTTTATGGCATAGAATACCTTTAACTCAATCAATTGTTTTGCAAGTGCTAGAAGGTATTGTAGATTCTTTCTATGCACTGTAATGGTTGCGTGCGTATCTACGAAAGGATAGTTTTCTTTCACCCACTTGAATCCCTTATAGGCTGACACGGATTTATAAAATGAATCATCCTGTATTGTAAATCCTGGTAACACAGGATAATCCATACCACAGGATAAGTTATCAAGGCACTCTGAAAAGAACCAATCTCGGTATTTGCTAAATGTAGGTTCTGGACAGGTGGTATAAAGGGCGTACGGGACCTTATTCCTGCCTAGGATACTTAGGATCCGGTGCCCTAACAACCACGTCTCATTTCCAAGGATAAGGTTAAAATCCACACCGAGCTCTTTAAGTATGTAAAAGGCTTCGATCCAAGACACTACATTCAACTCCTTTCCAATGTCTTTGGCATCCCGTAACGCACAGTAACTGCAATGTCTGGGACACCTGCGAGTTAAATATGTAAGTGAGTTTATCATAAAGATACTCCTCCATCAATTACAATGTTGGCTCCTGTCATATATTGTGTATGCCAAATTAAGTCAACAACGGGGGTAATTCTTTTAGGATCTTCTTCATACTTCATTGGGATGGTATGAATTAATTCTGTGGGGGTTGGTTCAGCCACCAAGTTCGTAGCAAAGAATCCAGGGCTTATACAATTGACACGCACTTCTGGTGCCCATTTCTTAGCAAGACTTTTGGTAAGAGATATGACTGCTGCCTTTGATGCTGCATAAATAGGAAGCTCTGCATCGGCTTTCATTCCCGATACGGAGGCAATGTTGATTATGCATTTATTGTATAATGCACCAAGTATTTCCTTTTCCAAAGAGTTTCTAAATATCTGCTCTGTCAGAGTTTTGATTACCCAATACGTCCCCCAGAAGTTTACATTGAGTATGTCATACTCAGTAAACCTTTCTTCTAAGGGCATAATCCCTGCACAGTTTATCAGTAAATCCAACTCGTTAATTCTTTGAAACAAACTTCGTGACGTACCACGTAACAGTGATAGATCAAGTTCAATGTCAGGTCCCCTTCTGCTCAGTCCATAAACATTGTCAAACTCACCTGAGAGTTTTAAATGTTCATAAATGGCTTCCCCTATGCCAGAGGAAGCTCCAGTAACCAACGCATTACGCATTTGATTGCATATTTATTAATTGTATCAATTCAGTTCGTATTGCATAGTCGTCCAAAAAACAACCTTTAAGGGATGAAGTAATCATTGAGGAATTCTGTTTCTGTACACCACGCATCCTTGTGCACATATGGACAGCCTCAATGATACAAGCAGCACCCTTTGGCTTTAAATATTGCATTAAAGCATCAGTAACCTGTTCTCCAATACGTTCTTGGATTTGTAAACGACGTGCATAAATATCTACCAGTCTAGGTAGTTTGGATAAACCTATTACCTTTTCGTCTGGTAGATATGCAACGTGTGCTACACCAAAGAAAGGTAACATATGATGTTCACACGTGGAATAGAGTTCAATGTTCTTGCAAACAACCAATTGACTGTACCCATTGGTTTCAGTAAAGGTTGTAAATATACTGGCTACCTTTTGGTGGTAGCCAGCATAAATTTCATTCCAGGACCTTACAATCCTTGAGGGAGTTCCTCTTAAACCTTCTCGATTTGGATCCTCCCCCAATTCTTGCAAGATCCCCCGGATCAATTCCTCCTTACTTAATCCCATCGTTGGTGATCTTCAGTTTACCGAGGAACTTTGGATCTTTACTTACCCGGAACTTGACATGGGCTTTCATTGTACTGGGGGTAAACTTCGTTCTCAGTTCTCTCTTCTTACCTTCCTTTTCACAAGTCTTGGCAAGCTCTTCCCAGGTCCCACCTTTCTTAACCAGGTTGTCCATGAATTCGGCCATTGAACCTTCCTTTTTGAAGTTGGGCCTTACACCCTTGGGAGGACCACCTTTCCTTTTCGGTTTTTCCTCTTCCTCCTCTTCCTCTTCCTCTTCTTCCTTTGGAGCAGGTTTACCCTTCCCACCCCTGACAGGCTGGTTCTTGATGTTTTTCTCGTGAATCTTTTCAGCGGCTTCATCTGCTTCGATGTCGTCCAACAGATCCAACATTGCTTCCTTCAGCTCATTGGCTTTCTTGAAAGTGTTAAGTTTCTTCCGGAGGGGTTTGAATTCGTTGTTCTCAGAGGCAATGGCTTTCAGGTCTGCCAGCTTGTCAGCACCTTCCACTTTGTCGTGAAGGGACTCTTCTTCCTCTTCCTCTTCCTCTTCCTCGTTGGCTTCTTCCTCTTCCTCTTCCTCTTCCTCTTCCTCTTCCTCGTTGGCTTCTTCCTCTTCCTCTTCCTCTTCTTCGTCCCCGGCACTCAGTTCGTCAAGTATTTCCTGGGTTTCGTCACTCAGGACGTCTGTCGGTTTAACAAGCGACGTTGCTTCCTTGAGGATCTTTTTGAGTTCATCCTCAGTCATTTTCTTGGTAATCTCGATGTCATTGCCATCGTCATCAACGAGGCCAATAACCTCATTCAGTTCTTTTGCGGCTGCGCGCAGTGCTTTTAAATCCATAAATTTCAAATTTTAATTAAACATTAAATTAATTTAACGACACTTATTATACAAATATTCTTTTGAAGTGTTCTTGTGAAAAATAAAATTTCTGTAAGTCATTCTTTTAGACTCCTTTCTTGTCATCCCAAAGAATGATATGTTCTCGAGTAGAAAAACGAACGTTGTTCTGAATACACATCTCAACAACCATATCACGATTCTGTTCAAGTCGTACTCTTGTGGCCCCCTCTGGCATTAAGATAACCTGTGACCTATGGATAAGTCTAGGCTTAAGAAAGAACTCATCAATTTCTTTCCATTGGTCTTCATTGGAGATTACAAATTTAAACCAAGAGTTTGGTAATTTACTCATATATTGGATTACATCTTTCTTATACCTCTTCTTGGCAGGGATCTCACTATCAGTGAGCTTAGGGGAGTTATTCCAAGTATCAATATACTTACATAAGGAATCAGTGGGTTGAATTACACACTCATTCTCTATTTCGATAATAGGTAGAAATCGAAATGTGTCTTCAAAGGCCATTAAGAACATGGTAAGTCTATATTGCTGAAGTAAAGGGCTGCCTCCAGTAATTACGAAATGATCTCCTTTGGCTAACTTTTTAATTACACCAAATTGAGACATAAGATCAAATAATTCAATAAAGGAGAAAGGAGTGCCCTGTGACCACACGTTGGCTGTGTCACAGTACTTGCAACTGAGTGAACATCCTGAAAGTCGTAAGAATGTGGCCGAACGGCCTATGTGCACCCCTTCTCCCTGTATTGTATTGGTAAAGAATTCAGACACGTTTAGGTAACGATACTTGTCAGATTTCTCCTTACCTTTATTTTTATAATGATCTGCTGGGATGATTTGAACACTATCTTTCATACCGTGCATTTGTTTTAGGAGTTTCACTGACTTCTACAGCATATAACTCTGGAATCTTATCTTCAAATTCCAAGAACAGATAATGAGCCATGTTCTCCGCAGTTGGTACAAGAAGAGGCATCATGACATTTAGAAATTCATGATCCCAATGGGAATCAAGGTACTCCTTTACAACTTTCAAATCTCTGTAATCACGAACAAATCCTTTTTCTAACTTGTTCGATCTTAATTCAACTGTCACAATATAATTGTGACCGTGAATTTTGGAACACGGATGATCCTTTGGTAGATGCTCCAAGCAATGTGCTGCACTAAATTCAAAACTTTTTCTAATTATAAACATGATTTTTAATATTTGGTTAATCGTCAAAATTATGTGATATATTCCAATGCGTTTCAGTCTTATTAAGATTCTGTGTGAACTTCATTGCAAATGATTTAAATATAAATCCTGCTTGCCTTTGCTTATCTTTACCTAAAATAAACCAAGCCTCACCTGCATCAGGATCTTTGTGTGGATGATTAGTTAATCTAAATACACCATTAGCCATTGCAGACATAGAGGAAGCACCTCTCAATCCCTTCTTGTTATCTTTACCTGCGTGGTGTAACAATAAACACGCAACACCTAAAGCCCTAAAGCTTCTAAGTATTGGATTGACTTTATTGTTCCATTCACTATTATTATTTTCATCCTCCAATCCAAACAAAGTACTAATGCTATCCAAAATTACAAACTTATAATTTGGATGAGTTTCAAACCATTTAATTATCTTACGTTGATTTATTTTATTGGATAATTGAAAGGTGTCCTCTGTGTCCAATTGATACTCTGGAATACAGAAGGCTCGAAATCTGAAATCTCCCTGCTGTACTCCTAACCATTCAAACTGTCTTATTCTCTCTTCCATTTCTACCTCACCCAACTCCCCATCAATATAGAGACAACCAGTAGGATTTTTAACTTGCCAATTTCCTATTTGACATTCTGATCTGTCAAAGTTTCTAACACCTAACAAGTAACCAATTGCCATTGCCAACCACGTTTTACCTGAACCTGGGGGACCATATAAGATATAAATTTGTCCTTCTCTTAACCAAGGTTTCATTAATAGTGTTGGTTTCTTTCTATCTATCTTTCTAATTTGTCCAATGGTTCGAATATGCGTATTTAAACTTTCAGAAACAAAACCTAATGGTTTAAATTCAGCTGCCAACTTTTCAGCCTTATCTGTTTCACCTTTTTCTAACAGGGCTTGAATTCCCTCGGTATGTTTTTTAAGGTGTACTTCATTAAAGTGCTTTTCAGTTTCGGTAAGTAATAAGTCTAAGTTGAAATCTGAATTCTCATATTCCTTACTTAAACCTGGAAGAAAGTCGTTCTCTATCTCTTCCGCTAATTCGGGTTGAAGTCTATCAGTCTTAAGTTTAGAATGGTAGATTGTTTCAATTTCCCTACCAGGTGCTTTGTTGTACTTATTGAAATATTCCCAACACCAACTTGCAATGCGTTTTGCTATTGCAGTTTCCATCAAATGAATATTCCAATATTCTCTTATCTTTTGACAAAACTCAGTCGAGGTAATTAATCCAATTAATATTTTTCGTTCAATCATATTTAAGGAATATAAACTGCTCCTGTTACTGAATGTCTATACTTTTGTGACTTTGAATCCCAGACATACTTTATTCCTTCATCATAGATTGGAGGTTTGTTTTGAATCAATCCTTTCTTATTTCTTTCCCAAGTTCGAACTGCAGCCTGCCAATCTTTCATTCGAGTCTTTCCAATGAGCCATCCTTTAGACTGATAGAAATCGTAGAACTCGTTTGGGTCAACGAGTCCTCCTCTTTCTTTGCAATAATCGTGAAGCGATTTTTTATCTGGAGGAATTGTTTTTATATTATAGTATAATATACGATTTTTTTCAGCCTTTTTTAGGCTGTTTGCGCTCATATTGCCGTTTTTTAAACTATCTTTTCTTTTGAGCTTCAAACACTTACCATGCTGACCGACGTTTTGGAAATTCAATCCAACTTCACCTCGCAAGTGAAATTTAATTCTGTCTAACTGTTCCATGGATTGTTCTAATCTTTTTGCAATGTCTAACAGATCTTTTTTCACTTGAAGTATTTCTTTAAAGACATTCATAATTCATAGAGAATAAAAAGTCAAAAGGGCCTCGGTGGGGCGGCACCTACTACCCTTTTGACTAATTAACACAAAATCTGAAAAATGAAAATGTAAACTTATTTCAACCATGACCGCCCTCATTTGAATTTAGTTTTTAGAGGTTACAAATGTAAATACTTAAATTTGATTAAACAAATTTTTCATAAAATATTTTTTAACCCCTTCAAACTCTATATTTTATAGGCTGAGAACTCTTTAATGTAGTCTGATATACTCGTTCCGTTCATGTCTTGTCGGTCAGCCTTTCCATTTGTTAATAGAAATACCTTTACTGAGCCTAATCCTCCTAGATGCATTCCAGCCAATAATCCTGATCGTGTAATCTTTATTCCCTTAATAGTCGTTCCAATATAGTGTTCGTATTTCTTTAGTGACATAAGATTTACTTTAATCAATAAACGTAAACATTCCTCTTGCAATTCTTTAGGGAAAATGGAAGGATCCTTTCTAAACTCTGCAGGTTTAATATCATATCCAAGTCTTTGAAGTGTCTTAGGATGAAACTGATAGGCTCCCATACAATTTATTGAATTAATTACCTGCCAATTGTTTCGGCTTTCTTTCCATCCGAGATGCTCTGCAAATAAAGCAAGTTCTCTTTCATACTGTAAGAACTCGTAGAATCTTATTACCTTTACTTCAATGACTTTCTTATCCAGTGGAGGACAGAGTGCCATTCCAAGACAAGTTAAGAATACGAAGAATAACATCATTTTTTTCATCTCTTTTCAGTTTTAGTTTGATTTTCCTTATCTACAAACGACTTATATTTTGATTTGAATTCTCTGTTTAATACATCAAGACGTTCACGATCTCTACAAGAATACTTTTTAATGGCAGTAAACTTATGCTTAATTCTTGTATAATTATGCTGGTTCATATGATATTTATGAACCATTCTATCCAGGGTTTTATATTCCTGTTCGTAGTCCTTTAGGAGGAAGTTCTCTCCATATCTTTTTGCTACACACCATAAAATGATTGATAGCACAATTCCAAAAATTAATAGTCTTAACATTTTTATGATTGTTTAAGTATAGAATCAGTGACAGGACAATTTGGAGTGAAGTATAAAATGTTTCCACTCCTGTCTTCAAACATTATTCTACCCATTGCAGTATCCCAGTACTTTTTGCAACCACAATGAACACACCGGTATCTACGAAAGCCTGGACGAGTTATCCATTTATGCTTCTTTCTGAGTGTTGGTTGAGCAACCACGTACTCCCTGTTTATTTCTTTACGTTTCATCTCGTATAGGTATTTGTTTTTTTACTTCATATCCCATCCAACCTTGCTTACCGTATCGGATGTGAAGGAATCTCATAATATCTTTCTTGGTAAACTTGTAAGGGATTTCAATTACTTCAGTATCCTTTATAGGATCATTCAATGTAACGGTAAGTGTCTTGGTCTTTTTTGTTTTGTTCATAAACTATTTATTTGTTGATTTAACCATCTTAATCTTGGTTTTGTTTCTCTTGGTTTCCACCAATGCGCGTAATCTACGAAGGAAATCCCATCAATTGTAATACCCTTTGATAAATCATTGTGTGTTTCAATTTCCTTTTTGGCCATAATTTTAAGATATTAATTGTTTAACCAAATAATTTGCTTCATTCTGTTCCATACTCCCAGGATCTCCTTTAATGGGAACATGGAATGCGTCAACGTTTCTAACTCTTAATTCGTTCACAAGTGTTTTGGCTTGAACCACTGCCTGTGCATCGTCATCGAAAACGATCGCAATCCTTTTAAACGTTTTTGCCATACATCTGATTTGGTTGTTGGTATATTTAATTCCGAACGTTGCAAAGGAATTACCTCCGAACCTCCAGACATCTGTGGGTCCCTCCACACAAATACCTGTATCTTTCCATGCTTCTTGTTTTCCATATAAAATGTTTTTATGAAATACTATTTCTCGTTCTTTAGGGCACACTAAATACTTGCGAGGGTGTTTATTTGTGATGTCACGTGAAACAAAGGAGACTGCTCGGCTATCCCATACGACCGGGGCTATTATACGGAGCTTATAGGAAAGTCCGTCTAAGAGGCTTACAGGTCCTGTACCAACGACAGCCCAAAGTCTTTGTATTAGGTCTGGGTCGAAGTTCCTTGACTCTAAATATTTTTTATGATATGATTCCAATGGAAATGTACCAGAAGGTAATCGGTATGGTTTTAATCCAGCCTTTTGAAGTTTAGGTTTTGGTAGGGTAAGGGCATTAAGTCCATAGTCTTTAATTAAGGTGGATACTTGATCTCCACTCATATGTAATAAATTGGAAAGAGTTGGAACAATGGGATGCCATCCACATCTCCAACAAGTATAATAATTTCCTTCCAATTCGTAGCCTAAATGATATCCAGGGTTTCCTGAACAGAAGGGGCACTCCACATTGATCCAGCCCGGTCGAGTGTGGTGGTGCCCCTCAGGAGCAATTTCTATACCAAAGTCTTGATATAACTGAACAATGTCCATTACCTTGCGAGTCTGACAAATTCTTTCAGTTCTTCCTTTGTTATCATGTCTTCCCTAAAGAATGCATAAGCATAGGGTTCTCTGTAACTTGGATGAATGTTTCGTAATAATGTCACGTTTGACATTTTCTTTATCACATCCTTTAGAACAATGTTCATGGAGATTGTGATTTCCTCTGCTTCTTTTCTGATTTTTTCTTTCATTTTGTTTCGTGTTAATTAGTTAGACTTATTATACAATTTTAATTTAGAACTTACTTACTGCAGATTGAATCTTATTGATTGTCTTGTTGATTTGTTTTCTGTTGTATCCAGCTTCTCTTAATAATCGTCGAACTGTGAGTCTGGCCTCACGTCGTTTTTCATTGTTATTTGTTGAATCAATCCATTCGTTAGATTGCCCTGCTAAGAAAAAGGAATCCAACAAATGAGCGTGTTCAAATATTATTGACACCTGCTTGTGTATATCCTTTGGTATTTTATCCCAAAGTCTTTCATTCTCATATCCTTTTCCAAATATGGATTCAATATCACATAATGGAGTTTGATATTCATTCTCAGTTCTCCAATAATTTCTGAGTCTAGAAACCATACAATGCCAAGCATAGGTTGACAATTGACCTTTCTTTTTGTTATAGGTCTGTAATGCTTCTAGGTATGCGATTGCACTTTCTTGGAATAGATCATCCCAATCCAATTTAGTCGTTTGATGGAATGACCATGCTACTTTTCTAATCAAATTGATGTCCTTCATTTTTCTTTTAGGTACGAGTTAATTAATTCAGTTAAGAGTGATTCCTGTTCAGTAATTTTACCATCCAATACTGCGTCCAATACTTTTCGTTTGGCATCGAGTATATGGATTATTTTATCTTCAATGGTGCTCATTGCCAATAGATAGTATGCAGTGACATTGTCTTCCTGTCCAATTCTATGACAACGATCTTCGGCTTGTGATAACTCACTTGGAGTCCAAGGCAGTTCTAAAAATACTACATTTGATGCTGCCGTCAATGTTATTCCAACTCCAGCCGCTTTGATGTTCCCCACAAACAATCTTATGTTTTCATTGCTTTGAAACTCATCAATTGCCTTTTGCCTTTGTGTCATATTAACTGAGCCATCTATTTTTACTGCAATATCTCCGAACTCTGTCATTATTTGATCAATGATGGATCTGTGAATGGCAAATACAACTAATTTACCACCTACTTCCAAAAAGTCTTTAATCCAGTTTAAAGCTACTTTCATTTTCCCTTTCACTGCTAATTGTTTTAAAGCAGTGACTTGAGCCAAGGTTTCAGCGTTAGACGCTCGTATGGCTGCTTCCTTGCCTTTTGTTTGTTGAATAAAGGTAAGGAAATCGGTCTCTGCTGCCTTATACTCCCCCTCGTTGTCTATTTGTATGGGAACAAAGGATCTCACCTTAGCGGGGAGTTGCTTAAGCACATCTTTTTTAAGTCTTCGAATCATAATTGATCCAGTTAGCTTTTCATGTAGCTCTTCAGTATGTGAAGCTCCATTATAATCCCAACCATAGCCTGTGAACCTTCGATTACAATATCGTTCCGTAAAAGCCATATAGTTTGGAAACAATTCTGGATTTATGATTCGTATTGCATTATATATTTCAATCGGACGATTTAGTATTGGAGTCCCAGATAATGCAATGACGTGTGGGATTTGTTTTGCAAGTGTTTTGATTGCTTTCGTTCTCTTAGCAGAATTACTTTTGTAATAATGACACTCATCAGTAATTAAAACCTTTGCATCGTACTCTTTTAGTACAGGTAACCAATCATGTAGTATGTCATAATTTATAATGATTATTTCTCCTTCGAGTTCCCATGGATTGGTGCCCATTAGAAGTTCAATCTTTGGATTACGCATCCAATTTACAGCCTCTTTGACCCAATTCAATTTTAATGAAGCGGGGACTACAATAATGGCAGGCCTTTTCCTTGGGTGCATTTGTAACCAAGCCAATGCCTGCACTGTTTTACCTAATCCCATTTCATCGGCTACCAAAGCCCTCCCATTGTTGGCTTCAATAAAAGCAACACCAGTTTGTTGAAATGGATACAATGTGCCTTTAAGTCCTTTCACGTGGACTTTGGACAATTTGACTTTCTTTTCAGAACGTCTGTTCAAATAGTTTCTAACGTTACTATCAAAGTCAAAATCCCATGTTTCTAACGATTTGACATTCTCTGGGTATGGAGGAGCACTCCAACACTTTTGTTCAGGATGCCATTTTCTACCTGAAAGGGTTCTGACTTTAAGTAACAAATCAACATCGTAGGGAAACATGATTTTTAGAACGGTTTCCCCCATGTCATTCTTTGCCAGTTTAACCTGTTTCAAATTTATGTTTTTAATTAAATTTAAAATACAAATGTAAAACAAATTTATTAAATATACAAATTTAATTTTAATTGACTCTACCTCAATTAATTACCACCCGAGTTCATCACAGACTCGTTTTGGTAGGTATCCTATCTGTCTTCCTTCAGTCAAATAGAGAACACTCTCCCCATCTTCATTCTCAGCATCACCTACAACGGCAGTATCACCTATGGTGTATTCAAACGGCCAGAAAGGTTGCATAGCAAGACGAACATCCATATCGTCATCTAAGTCTTGCAATACTTCTTTTAATTCACCTATTGTCATATCTTACTTTTTTAGAGTTATACAATCATCCATAATACGCACTTCCCAATCATTCACATCTGAATGCTGGGATGAAAATCCTTTGTTGAGGATTAGGCTGGTAACTTCCCAAGGATCTTTTCCAA